TAGCAAGTAAAGTTGCACTGCTACCTAATGAACCGTTGTCTATACCTGTTACAGTTGCACCTGTTGCCAATGCTAAACTTGTTGAAGCAGTTAAGGCACCTGTAACATTTGTATTTGCTTCTAATTCTATAGTACCTGTTCCGTTAGGAATAACTCTAATTGCTTCATTTGATCTTGCTGAAATTATGTTCCAGCCATTAATATCTAAATTACCACCTAATTGTGGTGATGTATCATCTAGTATATCATTTGCTTCGGCAGTATCGCCGTATAAATCATCAAAGTTTGCATTAATTTTTGTAAATGCTGATCTTAACGGATCACCTGTGCCGTCATTTGCACTTGATCCAATATTAATCGTTTGTTTAGCCATGTTTTAAATCCCCTAATATGATTATTTATTAGAATTTCTATAAACCGAATGTAATTTTATATAGCAATTAATGTACGAGTGTATTTGTAAGTAACAGAATCAGATGATTGTGGAATTATTAAAATTCTAACATTACTACCGCTAACGTCTGCTGAAAAAGTTACCATTGATGTACCGCTTGTGCTGACTCCTGTACTTTGAATGTAAGGTGTAGTACCGTTATGAGTAACATAAACTTCTGCTGTTTCATATCTTGAGTTTGTAGAGTCACTTATTGAAATTAAATATTTTCCACCTCGATATGTAGCAACTGCAAATTCGTCTAATGGTTGTTGTCCAGATGATCCTGAATGTGTCACTGTTTTTGATTGTATATTTGTATATGCATCATCAATAACAACTACACCTGTTCCAACAGTTTGGATAGTTAAATCATTATTTGTAACAATATTTTTTATAGTGTTACCTACTATTTCTAAATTTCCAAATACGTTAGATGAATTGTCAACATAATCTTTTGTTGCAACATCTGTAGCTTGAGTTGGATTTGCAACTCCACTTAAAGTTTCCCCACCAAATGATATTGTTGTAGAATCTGTAGAAGTAATAACATTACCTGAAATATTAATTGAACCTAGAGTAACATTTGATTCGGCAAAGTTGATCGCAGATGAATCAGCAGATGAAATTGTAGTTCCATTTATTGTTATTGCACCTATTACAATATTTCCTGTTCCTGATGAAGAAATATTTAAATCTTCATTTGATCTAGTACCTGTAATATTGTTATCATTAATTGTAATAGCAGGTAAAACAATTGCACCTGTGCCTGATGGTTCTAGCACTAGGTCTGCGTTTGAGGCATTTGCAGAAATTTTATTTCCTGCAATAGTAATTTGTGATGCAAGTGGAGAGGCTCCATATAACTCTGTAAAGTTATTGTTGATGTAGACCATTGCTGTTCTTAAGTCATCACCAGTTCCGTCATTTGCGTTAGTACCTACATTAATTGTTGTTTGTGCCATTGTTTATTATCCTGTGCTGATTTTTAGGTCGTTTCCATTTCTCCAAAGTTGTCCTGCAAGAGTTGGGTCACTTGTTGGAAGAGTACCTGTTACCATTACTTTGTCACCCTTTATTTCTACGTACCCAGTGCCGTTTGGATCAAGAATAATGTTACCGTTGGTGTCAGCACTTAATAAAGTGTTGCCTAATAGGTTTAAATTTCCAGCTAATTCTCCAAAATTCGTATTAACTTTTGTAAAGGCAGTACGTAAAGTATCGCCTGTTGCTGAATTCCCTTCTGTTCCTGTGTCTATGTTTAATCGTGCCATATTATGTTTATGTGTATTTATTAAATAGTTTTATGTTCATAGAAACGTTAAAAACCATAAGATTATATGAACGTCAATCTAAATTAGGACTATATCATACCTTTCATCGTAAAAATACCATATTTGCTTTTAAGTGTGACTCATGTGGAGTATCGTTTTTAAGACCTAGAGCTAAAGTGGATCCAGAACGAGCATCAAATGATTATAAACACGTATGTTCTTATTGTGATAGTAAAAAATTTGCACAAAGAATAGGTGTAAAAATGAGAAAAATTTACCAATTGGATGCTAGTTCAACAAAAACTTTATAATACCAACCATTGAATATCGTCACGTAAACCATTTATCCATCTTTGTAAATCAGCATAGATTCCACATTTAATATTAGGTTGATCAAAGTAGTGTCTTAAGAAAGTATTACTTTCAATATATTCTCTACGATTAATAAAATGAAAATTAGTGTTAGGAAAGTGTCTTATAATTTGTCTTAGTTGATACATCCATTCGTATTTGAGATATGCTTTCATACTCATTCTATAACTATAATTTAAAGTATTTTTGTACATATTATTTTGTTCTCTGCTTGGTCCATCCATTTCCCATTGACGAGCACCCATGATATCAAAAGCAAGTATAATAATATTTTTAATACCGGATTCCGCGGCCATTAATACAGCAGAACATCCTGTTCCTCGACTTTGACAAAGGTCAATTGTTCTAATTTCATTACCTTTTTTATAATCTCCACCTCTCCAAATCCTATATAATTTTAAACCATCTGGAATATTGGTTTCTTCATCGCCATTACAAATATAATTCCATTTACTAATATTGCTTGGACCATATATTTTTAAATTTGGATTTGTTTTATTGTACCATTGTTCTAATTCTTCATACATTGGAGGATTTACTGCAACAATATGATTACATAAGTTTGGATAGTCTCTATAGATAGCATTACATCCGTAAATAATGCCTTTATCTTTTAAATTTTGTATTGGAAAAATTGCTCGACTTTCACCGTTACCTATTATGAATGCTGTGTCCATTAGACACCAAAACTGTCTCCACATCCACAGCTTGATTTGGAATTAGGATTTTTAATTTCAAATTGTGAACCGAATACTTCTTCTTTATAGTCTATTTGAGTACCTGCAACATAAAGCATACTTTGATCGTCAACGACAAATCGTCCTGTACCCCAGTCTTCAGTAATGTCATCTGTGCCTACTTTATCTTTAGTGTCAACAAATCCCCATTCGTATTTGAAGCCAGCACAGCCACCACCTAATATTGATAGGCTTACTGCGTATTTGTCAGGATTTTTAGATAGTAATCCTTCCATTCGATTTTTTGCTTTATCTGTTATATCAAACCATTTCATAATTGTTCACTTTTTTTATTACAGCACTATTTATTATTTTTTTTGATGCTTCTACATGGGCTGACTCTTTAGGATGCCAAGTATCGGGGTTATTAGAGTCATTTAAATGGTATAATTCAAGATTATTTTGTCTGACCCATAATTGAAAACCTGGATCATTATCATTCCATTCAAACCATGTAAATTTTTTAATTTCTTTCCATAATGCATCAAGATATGGATCAAAATTTTTATAATTGTCACCTGATTTTCCTGCAATAACTGTTGTATTTTTATAATTTTCATCTAGTTGTTTAGTATGAGATTCCATCCATTGTTCAACTAATGATTCTATTTTTTTATTTTTATCTCGTATGTAATAGCTACTAGGTTTACATTTAGTTGACCATGTAGAACTATTAAATGTGTTTATTGTAATTTTTTTTTGTGAAGATAACATACCATTTACTTGTAGAATAGTATTCAGGGATAATACAAAACGTGATAATTTATCGATAACCAAATATACTTTTTTTGCCCATTCTTGTGTTAATTTACTACCACTATTTTTTGAAAGTTCTGATTGTACATCTATATAAGGCCAACCTGCTACTATATTTTTTGCAATAGGATGACATAATCCTAGATGTTTATATTTTGTCCAGCCAATCCAGTATATTGGTTTTAGATTATTTTCTTTTTCAAATTGAGTTGCTATAAAAACTTGTTTAGCAATACTTTGATTACTAGCGCCAGGGTCAGAAAAATTATAATGTTTTAGTTCGTAATGATCAGCAACTTTTTGTGTGTAGACGTCAGGACTAGGACGTGTATTGTTATTAGTTGATTTATGACTTGACCCATACATATAACTACATCCAAATGAAAAAATGCTATCAGGTTTTATCAATTTGTTTCACCCATATTAGCAACTCCAACTGCTAAAAAAAATGCAGTAGCTTCTCTTCTATTTTCAAAACTCATATAACTGTTTTGATCTTCCCAATTATGATGTAATGGACTATAATTTGGCCCGGCTTGAAACCACCATCCCCATTTGTAATTACAATTATTCACACACCATTGAATACAATCACCCATTATTCCGTTTGATTGCATATCTATATCGTATTTGAATTGTTTACCGTATCCACAATTGTCTGGAACCTCGTCTATTGCTTTCCAATAACCATACTTTTTTCGTTTTTTCATTATTTGTATTATACATTATAAAAAAATTATTTCCAATTGTCAATAACAAACTGATCGCCACAGTTAAAAGGCTTTGGCTCGCCATGAAATACTGCTACTTTATTTTGTTTGGTAATTCTTGCTGGGTGACTAAAAATATATTTCTTACCTTTTCTAATATGAGTATCTTTGAAACCAACCATTTCCCATTTATAGGAACGAATCCATTCATCAGGCCACCAATTAGTATCTTCTTTAGCTCTTGCTGTAATCCAATCTTGATCACCATGGTTTTGTTGCATAACTTGACTAGGATTTTGTTTAAAATTGTCCCACAAATAATTCATGGTACCTGTTTTCCATTTCATTACACTTGAATTACATAATTTCCAATCTTTAATTCTACATCGATTGAAATCTTGAATAATTGTGAACTTATCTGGATTATAAGTTAATAATTCATCTATATTATGAAATATAATAATATCTAAATCAAAATATAAAATGTTTCCATGTAAAGGAAAATGTGATCCAAACATCCATAACTTACTCCACCATGATTTAATCCATGGATCATTTGGTAGTTTAATAGTTTTTATATGTGAATCTAATCCTAATAAATCGTCAGTAATACAATGAAATTCAAAAGGCAAAGTAGTATGCCTTTTGATCATATTATAAAGTACATTTGCATATTGTGAAATGTATTTGTTACCCCATTTAACGCATAC